TCCGGCCTTAATTGGCATTGCGTTTGAACTGCTAATGTCTGTAATTTTAAGTATTTTCATTTTTAATAAGTTAAAATTTAATATGTAATTAACGTATATGTTAAACCCGCGTTAATGTATTTGTCTGCAAAACTTCGAATAATTGACGTCCGGATTGCGTCCGTTGTTCCAAGTGAATTATAAACAGCAACCGGAACGTTTATTGACAAATTAAATTGTGAAGTAAAAGTATAACTATTTATAACCAATTCAGAACTAACGTCCGAAAATACCTTGGAACTTTCGAATTCATTAATTCCGACGCGAAAAACTGAAATCGGTATAATTGGGTTTGTACTTACAAAAATATCACTTACGCCGTCCGCAGGCTGTCGAAACATTGTTTCAAACCAAGTATTGATCGCAAATTCAAAGTTTAATTTTTCGCCACGAATTGCCAACCTAAAGTCTGAACCTAAAAAGTTGTCGGAAACTAAACGCCATTTGTCCGACTTTGACGGCTCCGTTGTATTGGATCCTTCGACGCTTTGAAAAACACTTTTACCGTATTTTACCAATTCATTTTTTGCATAAGTTCCGGACGCCCAAACCGGCAAAATAGTAAAATCTTTGTATTTACTGAATAGCAAAGTATGATTGTTTGAAACCTCGGAAACTAACGCCGTATTAAATGCAACGGTTTTTGTTGTCCGTTTATCCGGCACCAATAAATTTTCTATTGTTGTATTGTAGTCGATTTGATACATTTAGATCGCAATAAAAGTTAATTTGTCGGCGAAGGTTTGGCCTGCTGTCGTTTCCTGCACTATGTAACCCGATACCGTCGGAAATATTCGTGAAATTACCGTGTTATTTTGAATTAAAAACGTCCCGTCAACAAATGCCGTTGCGTCGCTTCGTGTTTTTAAATTCTTAATCAATACGTCGTTAACTCCAACAACGTTTCGGATCACGATTTCAATGTCTGAAATTTTCAATGTCCCGTTAAATGATAACGTCGACAAAAACACATTGATTGCGTTTATGACTGTCCCTTGTATAACCGTTGAATATTGGCCGTCGTAATAGATTTCGGCGTCGATATATATTTTGTCCGCGTTTGAACTTTGGCAATTGTAATTCACTCCAATAATTCCAATATTATTAACGTAAGATTGCAACGAATTTAATTCGGTTGTGGTTAATGCCACCGGCGGTTCGTTTTTTGCAACTTTGATAATTACTTGGTTCGAAATGGTTGTAACAACTGAACAACGCGAAATTAAACGCAACGACGCGTCAATGACCGGATAAACCGGCGCAAAATTGACTAATTCAACGATTTGCGGGTTTGTTGCCGAATATTGAAACTCTAAAACCTTTGCATTTAACCAACTTGCCGTCGCCGGTATTGCTTTGCTTATTTTATTATCGTTTTCTAACGTGAAAACGTCGATTATTTGCTCCAATAGTAAGATTGCAGACGCTTGGACGTATGCAAATAAACGCCAAATTGCGCGCCTGCTTGTGCTGTTTGCTTCGGCCAATTCCGGCGTTGCTTGTATGTCGGCAATGATTGCAGACTGAATTTGTTCAATTGATCGAGCCATTTTATTATTTGTTTATTTGTAACGCCGTCGGCGGTGTTGTTAATATGTCCGGATTTGTGTTTGTGTTGTCGATGTAATGCGATTTAAACCCGATTTCGTAATGATAAACGTTTGAATGTTGAAAGTCCTGCCCTTCGGTTGTTTTGACTAAATCGCCGGCCGTGGACGGTTTAAAACGTGCTAACTTTCTATTTACCAAGTCGCGAAGTACAAATATACTTAAATTTTCGTCGATGTTTGCGCCGTTGTAAAAGTCTTGTCCTATGTGAATTTTGATTGTTAAGTCCGTGGCTTGGTAATTGCTTCCTAATTGCTCGAAGGCGTCCGCGCTAACCTCAACAAAGGCACAAGGAAACGGAAACGAATACATTTCGCCGTCTTCCATATAATTAAACTGATTGTTCCAAATTGTAACCAATTTTAATTCTGTAATAGTTCGCAATTGCGCGACGATTTCATTTACTACGTTTACCATATTTTGGAAAGTTTTTCGTTTATTTTACTTAAAATTTGACGGTTTAATTTTGGCGTCATTCCCACGAATTGACGTTTCGGAATTTTGGCCGTGCCGTCGTTGTGATAACTTGCGTAAGGATTGGCAACAATTAAAGTATAACTTAATTCACTATTTTTCACGCCGTTATTAACAGAGTTTGCAACGTCGCGTCGCAAACGTCCGGATCCTTTCCCCTGCAAAATTGCGCGGGTGCGTTTTCCACGGTCTTTATTCCCTGCAAACGCTTTTGTCCCTGCTGTCCTTCTTTGAACTTCTTGCCATTTCTTGCCGTTGAATCCTTGGTCTTTGAAATTGTCTAAAAATTCGTTTTTCGCAATATTAGCCAACGACAAAGACAAACCCTTTTCGGCTTGTTTCAATCTTACTTGTATGCGTTTAAAATCAAATTGACTTACCATTGTTTTGCTGTTTAATTGGTTCAAAAACAATGTCGTTGCCTTGGTCTTTTAACGGTTTTGAATGGTCGTTGTCGCTTAAATAAATTTCGTCGGGAATTTCTTTTGGAAATGCCTTACAATTTCCCTTTTTTAAATTATAGTGTTTACAATCTAAACAAATCGGTCTTATAAATATCATAATTTTTCTTTGTTAAGTTTTAAAATCAATTCGCCAATTTCGCGCGCCAATTCTCGCGGTGTTTTTGAGTGTGTAAATTCTGCCCACGCTTCCGCTATCATTTCGGCAGGTCTGTTTTGTGGCTTTGAACCTGCCGTCGCTCCGTATTCGCTTAATCTGTCAGTTAAATTCTTTATTCCTTTTACGTGTTCCCTTTCGTAAATAGCTTTAAATTTTGGGTTGCTTCTTACTTTTAATAATTTGTCGACTTCGTGCCCGAATTCGTGTTCCATAATATACGAAAAATTATTGGCGTCTTTTGTAAACCATTTTTTTAAACTGTTGCTTTTTACAATTTCGTTAAGTTCTGTTTTTGGCATTACTCCGTAATTTTTATTTATGTAAACCCCGTTAAATTGTTCTAGATCAATAATAATTCCTTCGATATTTAAGTTAACGTAATTTGTTGAATGCGCCAATGTTCCCGTCCTTACCGGTTTAACCAAACGTCCTTGGACTGCTGAAATATATTTTTTTGGCCAAGCCGGCGAAATCGCTTCGTATTTTTTATAAGTTGCCGTTTCTTTTAATTTTAACGCGATTAAGTCTTTTATGTCTTTGTTTACGTTTTGCGCCTGACCTATTCCGTTGACTTGTAAATTTGGTATTTTTTCCTTTGTTCTAAATAAACCCGCGTTCATTTCGTTTGCGTTTTCTAATCTTACGCCATTATAATTGGCGTATTTTACGCCAAGTTCTGTTTTTGCATAGGCTTCCGCTTCCTTAATGGTTTTCGCCGGCTTGAATACGTTTGTTAGTTCCGGAATTGGCAAACCAAAATTTGTCTTTGCAAATTCTTTGTCGGCCGGTGGAACTTCAAAATACGGGTGTTGTTTATTGTAAATTAAACGATCCTTTCCGCTGTTGCCTTCAAATAACGGGTGTCTTTCTTTTGAAATTTCGGCCGTCGCTTGGTCTGCTTTCTTTTGCGATGTAATGCCGGCCTTTTTTGCGTCCGTTGCGTCGCGTTGTATTACCGTGCAACGGCAATTAAAATGATTTAACGGCGTGTTTTTGCTCCAAAACTTGTCGTCGATTGGTAAACATACGCCGTCCAATGGTTTGCACATTTCCGACGTGTTTTTGTCAATTACTGCGCTATATTGCAAGTATGGTAATTCGTCGCGCTGGGCTTCTATTTGTTCCCAACGCGTGGCCATTTGCGCCTGCCCTATTGCTGTTTTATATTCTGTTTCAAGCCAATTAACATTGTATTGATTATAAACCGCCAACGCTTCGTCGCGAAAACTTGCAAAAGATTTGACCGTATCTTTATTGGCTAACAAACTAATTTCTTGTATTTGTTGGTAAACCTTTGCGCCCGAAAACATATAAATATTTTCGCTTAATTCATTCAAAAGACCTTGACTTGCTTTTCCTTCTATTGTTCCAAGTGCTGACAACAACTTTTCCGAAATAGCGTTGTAAAGGCCAACCGGCAAATCGCGTGACGTGATTGTCCCGTTGTAAACGCCTTTTATTAATGCGTCGATTTGTTTATCCGTGTACTTCATTTATTTATATAAATTTTCTAACTTGTTTTTTATTGTTTGGCTTGGCGTTGGGTTTAATTCAACCGCCGGCAAATCAACCAATTTAATTCCCGTTTGTTCTTCAAAATATTCTTTTGAAATTTGCAAACCTGCTTTTTTTATCTCCACGGCCATTGCAACAATATTTTTGTTGTTTTCGTTTTGTTCGCTATCGTTTTTAAATTCAAACTTCACGCCGTCCGGAATTGCAAAGCCTAAATTTTTAAGCCTTGGAAGCAACTCGCAATTAATGACGTCCGTTACAAAAACGCCGTCTTTTGTTTGCTTGTCTTTTAATGCCTGCGACGTTGGATTGTCTTCGCCTTGGTTTGAACCAAGTTTTCCGGACGTGCTGTCTAATGCGTCGGCGTGGCCTAAAATCAATTTTGAAATTTTCTTTTCGATTCTTTGCTCAAGGTCTGCGTAACCTTTAAAACCCGTCCCGCCCAAAGAACTGTCCAAAAACTCGATTGTGTCGTCCATTGCGTCAAGTATTGCATAACCGGCCGAACCCATATTGGCGACCGCGTCTTCGAAGGTGTCGCGCTCAATCCCTTGCGTTTTATTGGTTTTCCCTATTCTGTAAGGTTGTGAATACAATTCGACAAAATCGCCGTTGTACCCTAAAATGTTACGCAAAAATATTTCGTAAAGTGCCACGGAATAAAGCAGGCCAAACCCGCATTTTGACGAACCGATGTCGTTTACTGTCTTTATGTAAATATGCCAATTAATAAACTCGGCGTCTTCAAAACTTACGCCGTTGACGTCGTAGGGAACGGCTGAAACGACTTTTCGATCCGGCGAAATGTTCCAACGCTTTACAACTTCAATATCGTTGAATTTACCGTCTTTGATGTCGCCTAAACTTATAAGCGTGTAGCCAAAAAAAATCGTGTCTAATGAAAACGAAATGAATTGGTTAAACCAAGCCGAATCCAATATTTTTTCGACGTCTTCGTTATTGGTGCCGTCAACGTTTACAATTTGCCAATCCCTTAAAAGTGTTAAATCTTTTCTACGCTCAATGCAGGCCGAAACGTGACCGTTTAAAACCGTGTCGACGAATGTTTCTTGCATTTTAACTCTAAACGGAACCAAGGCGCGTTCTGCTTCTTCTATTCCTTCGCGCCAAGTCAAAGTATCTTGTTTGATACGCTGTAATTGTAACGGCATTACCTTTGAACCTAAATTTTTAGGGTTGTTCACTTGCGGTGCTAAAACCTGCGTATAATTAAAAAGATTTTTAAAACCCTTAATTGATTTGTCGACTATTCCCATTTTAGTATTGATTTGTGTTTTTAGTGTTTCCGCCGTATCTTATGCGGTTGCCTTGTGCTGGTGTTATTGGTGCTAATTTCGGGGTTACGTCGCCGTATGCACACATTTTCAGCCAAGCCACGGCGTTTTCGTATCTTGTCAACCTTAATTCCGGAACGTTTCGCGGTGCTATTCTGCTATGTAAGTGATATAAGGCAATATCAATAATATAAGCTAACAACTGCGGATCGCGTGCCGTGCCAACCTTTAAAACTTCGGCGTCAAAGTTGTATTTTTGTATTAAATACGAACGCGCTTCGGCTTCGGCCAACAATTCCGCGTTTTCACGAATTGCGACGTTTGAATTAATGATCTGTTGCAAGTTTACGTCTTGAATTTGCAAGGTGTAATCTGTCGGCGTTAAATAAGCCATATTGTTATTATTTTAAATTAATACCCCGATTTGTTGCGGTTGCGTCCTATTGAAATTGTGGATTTTCGACCACCTCGCAAATAGTTTTGGTATTCGTCGGCAAATGCAACTGTTATGAAATATCTCAAACAATCACTGCAATGCCCGAACTCCTCAAAACTTACCTTTGTTATTGGGTTCGTTTTCTTTGATTTTTTAATTGTCCCGTCGCTGTCTTCCAACGAGTATTGATAGTCGAATAAACTTTTCTTGCAATTGTCATTCACAAAGATAGTTATATTTTCAAAATTATTCCGGTAAATTTCATTTATGAACGCGCCGGACTGAACGACGCTTGGATTGACTGATTGCATTCGAAGGCGTGGCGAATATTCGATTAAATGTTGCTGTATTTTAGTATAAAAGTTTTCGCCTTTTGCTAATTTGGTGTCTTCTTTTATCGACGTCCTATCGCCGTAAATAAATAAACCTTTGACGCGTCCGGACGGATAACGTTGTTTAAATTCATTGCAGGCGTCCAAAACGCGGTTGCGTGGATCCGGCAAACATATTTCGTCTATTTGCGTTGCAACCTTACCGTCGATTTGCCAAACCAAACAAGTAATGTGCGGGTTGACGTTTTCGTCCCAAGTTAAATGGATAGGTAAATTTTCATTCCACGCCGTTTTCGTGACGTGTTTGTCTGTTTGAAAGTCTTTCCAAAATTCGCCACCGGTTCGAAGTTTCCCCCAATTACCAAGGCCGTAAATTTGATAATAATTAAAATCGTTTATTTTATCCTTTTCAAAGTCTGCGATTACGTGCGTATCGACAAACCCCCCGATTTGCTGTCCGTCGTCGCTCCATTCGCCAACAATATATTTGTTGTCTAAATAGTTGGTTTTTAAAATTACCGTGTCGCCTGCGCTGTTTATTTGCGTTTCACAAATATTGGTTTCGATGTTGGTTAAAACTTCTTTATCAAATACATTTTCTTTGATCCAATGTTGTTCGCTTATTGGGTTGAATATACCGACGATTTGTTGGCCTACACGTCCCCGCAAACGTTTTTTAATTTGCTTAAAGTCCAATTCGTCAAACTGTGAAATTTCTTCCAATACAACGCGTTTGAATTGCGAAATACCTTTGACTTTCTCGGAATCGTCCAATCCACGAAAACGAATAAAAGAACCCGTCGGAATACAAACAATATAATTTTGTTGAATTATAAAAAAGTCGTTTAAACCCCACGACGAAATCACGCCTTTGAAGTCGGCAAAAATACTGTCGCGAATATCGGTTGCAAACTTTCGAAGGATTAAAACGTTTTCGCCTTCGCTTGACAACATTAACACGGTTAACAATTGCACGACTGAAAACGTCTTGGAACTTGACGAACCACCATAAACCCAAATAAAACGGAAATTGGCATCACTAAAATAATTTAGCAAATGCCAATAAAGGTTGTTGAATAATTTAGGATTGAAGTCGAGTTTATCCATTTTCGCCGTTTTCGTCTTCCGTTTCGTTGTCTGCGTCGCCGTAACCAATGCGCAACGTCTTTTGTGTGACCTCTTGTTTAATTTCCTGCACGTTTACGGTTTTACCTTCTAATCGGTCGATTATTTCTTTATATGCCGACAAATCGCCTTCCAATGCGTTGGCGACTTGTTTTAAATGGATTAACTCGCCTATTGTTAAATTTTCGTCGCAATTGTTAAGCGGGTTTGTCATTTGTTTTGTAATACTCAAAAACCGGTTTAAAATTGTTTTGCTGTTTAATGTCCCAAGCGGTCGGCCGTTGTTTTTCGGTTGGTTTTCTTTTGAAAACTGCGTCGCTTTATTTGGGAAACTTTTTTTTTCCATAACTCCGTTTTTTTACCGTTTTTTTAATTGTTTTTAAAAGGGCGTATAATCTGCCGATCTTTTGTCGCTTGTGAACTTTGTTCGTGGCGTTATTTGCCTTTGACTTGCTTTTGTTCTGCCGGTTGAACTTGATCCCCCGCTGTTTCCACTTGTTGCCATAATTGTTTGCTTCTAATAGTTTTGTTTATTGTTTTATACTTGTCAATAATTCTGTCTTGGTATTCTTTGTTAAATATATATAAACTTTCGTTGTCTTCAATCACAAATTGTTCGATGTTTCCGGAACTTCGCAAATTAACTGATCCGTGTATAACGATGTATTTGTTTCCTTCGGTTTTAAATTGGCAAATTTTACAATGTGTTCCGGCGGTTGCCAATTGAAAGTTATCGTTTTCGAATTGTTCGTAAGTGTATTTTATTAATTTGTTTTTTTCGTGACTGAAAAAATAGTCTGAAACGATAATATTTAATTGCTGTATGTATTCCGCGTCAATTAAATTTTTTAAACTGTCGATGTTATCTTTTGAATAAGACAACGTCGAAATTGTCATTTCTAAAACATTGATTTGATTTTCTACTATAAACGCTTCGATAAAGTCACCAAAAATAAACGAGCCGTT